CAAAATCTACATTTTGAGATAGGGAGAATTCTCTAACGCTTGTATTAGCGTCAATGATTGCCTTATCTAGCATGGTTCGAGTAAGTTTAATGGATGCTTTCATTTATAGCCCCTTAAAAAATGTTGTGAAAGATTAAATAACTAGTGGTGGCAGCGATCCAAAAGGCAATAAACGGCCAGCTAAACCCCACTAAGAAACGGTGAATCTTTTTTAATATTGATGTCATTACTAAGCCCCTATAGTGATATACATAAACCAAAAGAATAGCCCGACCACTGGCAGCGTTATCGTTAACGCGCCAACAAAAGAACCCTGATTAGGGTCTTTGATTGGTGGCGTGGCGGTGGGTTGATCTATTCGGAAACACTCCCCGAACTGATCGCGGTACGCGATAGCGTCATTATTTAGGTACAAATATTCGCCATCGGTGCGAAATTGACCAATAGCGCATGAATCACCGCGCATAAAGTTATTAATTACCGTAATCGGTAGAGCTTGAATAGTCATGCTGTCACCTCTTTAAAGTGTTGCTTTGTTGGCTAATGATTCGCTAATAATCGCGTCTTTTTGCAGCATGTCGATAAATTCGACAAACTCAGAGCGAATGGTTGCGTTGTATTGGTTTTGAGATAGACCGCTTTTGTAATGGCTGTTTAGATGGGTAAAGCCCTGCCAAAATGCCGCCCTAATTTGCTTTTGCGTTGTAAATTCGTACATTACACCGCCTCCTTTGGTACTCGATAGCCCTCGAATAATTGGCGCAGCTTATTAGCCATAAACGACCAATAGTTATCGCAAATTTTATCCTCTTGCTTTGATGTCGCATTTTGTGGAATTGACCCCCACTCTTTCGCAAGCTCGATGATGTTGTAATAGGTGTAATCAATGGGAAGGGCTAAACCTTGCAACCATTCAGTCAAAGCGCGCTGCAATCCATAACGATCAATGGCCCATGTGTGAGAACTATAAAAATCATCTTTAATAATCTCGATGATTTCTTTAGGTGGTAAGCCGTAAGCGTTTAATTCATCGCAATCGTCTAAATGGCAGCGCATAGCGTCGATTAGATAGAGTTTTGCGGTTTTGTCTAACTCAGTTGATTTGCTCATTTATTGCCCCTTATATATTTTTGGAATAGATAGATAATTGAGTTAATGGCTGCACTCCCTAAGAATGCAAAAGCCATTGCGATTGAAAGAGCTTGGAATCCGTCCATTATTTATTGCCCCACATCTGTTCCCATTTATCGCGCTGATCTTGTTGCGCTTGCTTTATCTGTATAGATGTTACTGGTGGTAAATTGTCACTGACAAAACGTGAATGCCTAATGACATCGCAGAGCAGAGCATCATCGGATGGCTCATTCATTGGATCATTGTCTACAAGGTGCCATTCATAGCAGCTTAGATCGTTGTCATCATCTGGACACTGGATAGGATTTTCTAACATTCTGCTCATTACTTTGCCCCTTTGCTAATGTACGTTTATTGTACCACTAATACATAATATATAACAACAATATCGACGCTTTATTTCACTATTTGCACCAACTAATTCACATAACGTATAGGCTTTTAATCATGGCTAAAATGGGAAGGCCGACAAAATACAATCCGAGTTTTTGCCAGGTCACTATTGATTTAATGGATGATGGAAAATCTATTTATCAGGTTGCTAGACATTTAAGAGTGAGCAAACAAACTCTTTACACTTGGATGGAAAAACACCCTGCCTTTATGGACGCCATACGCGTGGGGAAAGATTGGGGCCAAGGTTATTGGGAAGAAGAGTTCCAGCGAATGATGTACACGCGAGAAGGGCAGCCACAATTATGGCGCTTGTATATGGGTTCAAGATTTGGCTGGGAAGAGAAGGCAACCATTATTGACCAAGAGACTGCGACACCGCAAAGCATACAAGTAGAAATAGTCGATGCGCGTAAAGCTGACTAATGGATATATCTGTTAACGTTCCCCAAGCTAAGTTTTTAGCTATGCCAGAACATATAAAGCAAAAGGCATTTATTAGCGGATTCGGTGGTGGTAAGACATACATTGGTTGCATTCAGATGTGCCTAGACTTCTGGCGTTATCCCTTAATGCACCAACTATATGCAGCGCCAACACATATTCAAATCAGAGATATATTTTTCCCGACCATTCGAGATGTAAGTGAGGCCATGGGGCTTCGTGTAGAGGTCAGAGAGGCCAATAAGGAAGTACACTTCTATGAGGGTCGCAAGTACAGAGGAACGACGATCTGTAGGTCAATGGAGCGGCCTGAAGCTATTGTAGGGTTTAAGGTTGGTGCAGCGCTAATTGATGAAATCGACATAATGCCAACCATTAAGGCTGATCATGCGTTCAATAAAATACTGGCCCGAATGAGATGGGAAGGCGCGCCAAATAGAGTAAGCGTGACCAGTACGCCAGAAGGTTATAAATTCTGCTACAACCGTTTTGTAATGAACGCCACCGAAAAGTATGGAATGGTTCAGGCCAGCACCTATGATAACGAGGCCAACCTACCGGACGGATACATTGAGTCACTAGCTGACACATACAACCCAGAACTAAGAGCTGCATATCTTAACGGTCAATTCGTTAACCTATTCTCTGGCACTGTCTACCGATCATACGAACGCAAACGTTGTGCTAGTCGCGAGACAATACAACCCAAAGAGCTATTAAGGATCGGTGTTGATTTTAACGTAACCAATGGGTCGGGCGTAGTGTATGTGACGCGCGGTGGTGTATGGCATGCGGTCGATGAATTAACAGGCATATATGACACACCCGAATTGATCGCCACCATTAAACAGAAGTACCCAGAACACCAAATAAGAATATACCCCGATGCATCCGGTGGCAGTCGCAAAACAGTCGATGCCTCTATATCTGATATAAGCCTCCTGCAATCAGCAGGGTTCGCGGTGTACGCCAATAGATCGAACCCATTAGTCAAAGACAGGGTAATAGCCGCTAACGTGGCATTCGATAAGGGTCTAGTTAAGGTCAACGAATTGCTTTGCCCTGAATACTCCCGATGTTTAGAGCAGTTAGCCTATGACGCTAACGGATCACCCGATAAGAAATCAAACTTGGATCACCTCCCTGATGCGGGAACCTATCCTATAGCCTATGAGATGCCAGTAGTTAAACCTGCTGCCAATGTCTCAATTAAATTTGTGAGTTAACTATGCCAGTAGATACGCAGAATACAGATTATGCAAAGCATCTTCCGGTCTGGGAGTTAGTGCGCGATTGTGACGAGGGCGCAACGGCTATCAAGTCAAGGCGTGGCCGTAGAACTGTATATGCTGGTGGCATAGGACTAGTAGAGGGAACGGCATATCTTCCTGCACCTAATGCAACCGATGGTAGCACCGAAAATCAGATCAGATATGAGGCATACCGCAACCGCGCCAACTTTGTAAACTTTGTCAGTCATACCAAAGAGGGCATGTTAGGCATGGTATTCCGCAAGCCTACAGAGATTGAGTTGCCAACTAGCCTTGATTACCTGTTAGAGAATGCCAACGGTAACGGTTTACACCTAGATCAAATGATTAAAGATGCGGCCTCCGATACGTTGCTTACTGGTCGATATGGGTTGCTAGTAGATTATCCGCAGACCGACGAGGGATTGACCCAAGCAGAAGTTAGCAATAAAGGATTACAAGCCTCGATTCTAGCCTATCCTGCTGAGTCGATTATTAATTGGCGTTGTGAGGTTGTCGATGGTGTTAAGCAATTAACAATGGTTGTATTACAAGAGCCACGCATAAAGCCCTTAGAATCTGATCCGTATGACGTTGAACACTGCATGTATCACCGCGTTTTAATGTTGCTTGAAGGTGTCTACACCCAGTTATTGTATGACGAAAACAACGAGTTAATTGTAAGCGATATTGTACCGCGTAAATCAAACGGCTCGACATGGGACGTTATACCCTTTGAGTTTATTGGATCGACTAATAACGATGAAACATCGGACAAAGCCCCCCTATATGACATAGCCGAAGTCAATGTTGCCCACTATCGAAACTCTGCTGATTATGAGGAATCGAGCTTTATTGTCGGACAGCCTACACCAGTAATCGCAGGACTAACGCAATCTTGGGTCGATGATAACTTTGCTAACGGTATCGAGCTTGGATCAAGAGCAGGGCTATTACTACCGCTTGACGCTAACGCAAGCCTATTGCAATCAGCCCCAAACCAGATGCCAGAACGAGGCATGGAGCTTAAAGAGTCTCAAATGGTCAAGATTGGTACTCGCATTATTGCAGATTCAAGCGGTGCAGAAACAGCAGAGGCCGCAAAGATTCGATTTGCAGGTCAAAACTCAAAGCTAGGCTCGTTAATTATCAACATTGAAGAGGGATTTAGAAAGTCTTTGATGTGGATGGGCGAGTTTATGGGTGGAGAAGGTGAAGTAACCCTTGAGATCAACAAAGAATTCTACGATGCAACAATTGATCCGCAGATGTTAGCCCAAACAATGATGCTGCAAGATCGAGGTGTCATAAGTAAGTCTGATGTTCGCCACCTATTGCGTCGAGGCAACCTATTGGAAGCTGAACGCACTGACGAGGAGATCGAGGCCGATGCTGAAGTAGCTGAAATCGAGCCTGTCATACCCCCTGTAACCCCCGAAGAACAAGAGTTCGGCAATCAATAGCCCAAAACTGAGCTAAAAGTTCCGATCTAAACACCCTCACAAAACTACACCAAAAATAACCTGTTTCGTGCAGGTCTTTTTACTTGACTTTTAACTAAGTCATTCCCAACGACAAATATCTAAAAATTTGAGAGTTAACGCTCTCGATATAGGGCGGTCTGTGGCCGCTTGGTTTGTGACCAAAAAAAGGTAATACCCAATGAGTGAAGAAGTAGATGTATCCGCATTGCAAGAGCAGCTAACAACCTTACAAGCAACCAATCAAGAGTTAG